GTATTAGATATCGCCAATACAGCCTTAACTTATTCGCTTGTTAATCTATAATACAAGAAGACCTTAGGAGCCCTTATGACAACCTTTACTATGACAACGTTCAATACGGCGTTGCAGAACAAGCTTAATACAGCAAATGTGTCATTAAGCGCTCAGGACTACCTACTTCTTACCAAAGCTGTAAAAGATGCTATTGAGGTATCTAATGCCGTAGAGACCCTTGCCGTAAAAGGACTTGCTAACGGCGTGGCTTCCCTTGATGCAAACATACAAGTTCCAGCAGCTCAGCTTCTTAATGCTCTTCCTACTCAAGCAGACAACGCCAACAAGGTATTGACCACCAATGGCTCTGTAGCCTCTTGGACAAACTCTCCTACTTTTGCTTCTCTATCTCCAACCCTTCTATACGTAGGAACTGGCGCTTCAGCGTTTAATACTTCTGCGGGACTTACAAGCGCACCTGCTGTAATTAATATGACAAGTGCTAACGACTCATTTGGTCAGCTGGCTGTTCATAATGCTTCATCTTCATCCTCAACTGACATTATTGCTTACGCAAATAACGGCGTTGATGGCGCTGGTTGGATTGACATGGGTATCACGGGTGCAACATTTAACTCTGCTACCTACGGAATTACAGGCGCCCACGACGGCTACATCTTTATGTCAGCCCCTGTTGGAACCACAGGTGCGGGTAACCTAGTTATTGCTACAGGCGATAACGGAACAGATAACAAGATTATATTTGCCGCTGGTGGTTACTCTTCTGGAACCACACAGATGGAGATTACTCCAGATGTCAACGTCCATATTGAAATTGATACCCCCTCAACTTCGTCTACAACTGGGGCACTAACAGTAGTTGGTGGCGTAGGTATTCAAGGAGACTTAAATATCGATGGTGACGTTGATATTCAAGGTACGATTACATTCGGTGGTGCAGGCACTACTGTAGAAACTGCAAATCTTTCTGTAACAGACCCACTTGTATTTGTTGGTAAAGATAACGCCGCAGATACATCAGACTTAGGTCTTGTAGGAGAATACATAGGTCCTGTCTCTGGAGACTTTTTAAGCATCTCTAATAAAGCTCTTACATCAAACGTAGCAACCCTTACAACAACTACAGCACATGGATACGCTGTTGGAAATAAGGTATCCGTTTTTTCAGTAGGCGCACCATTTGACGGCACTTACATTCTCACAAGCGTGACCTCTACTACGTTTAGTTTTGCAAAAACTGCATCTAACGTTGTATCTACCGCATCAAGCGGAGGTTGCACCATTGAAGGTGTACAAAAATTTGCAGGTATTGTTCGTGATGCATCTGACGGTGTTATCAAGGCATTCAAGGACGCAACTACCAAGCCTACATCTACAATTAACTTTTCAGAAGCAGGGCTTGCTTACGCAGATATGCGGGTAGGTGCTTTAACAGCTTCTTCTCTTACTGTTGGTGATGTATCTGCTACAGAGATTGGATATCTTGATGGAGTATCTTCATCTATTCAGACTCAGTTAAACGCTAAAGCACCTTCTGCTAACCCAACACTTACTGGCACAGTTACTTTGCCTTCAAGCGTAGTATCAGGGTCAGCTACACTCACGTTCCCTTCAGCTAACGGTACTCTTGCTACAACCGGTGATATTAATACTGCGGTAGCTTCTTACGCACCACTTCTTCAAACAACTACAACCCCGACATTTTCATCTAATGCCTATACACTGCAAGCAACTGACAAAGACAAGATTATCTTGGCCTCTAACGGCTCTACCGCAGGAACAGTAACAATTCCAACAGGTACATTTGCCGTAGGAACTGTGTTAACTATTGTTCAAACTGGTTCTGGCCAAATTACTATTGCTTCAAGCGGAACTTTAAACTCTAACGGAAACAAGCTAAAGTTAAACGGTCAGTGGGCCTCTGCTCAAATCATTGTAACCGCCTCTAACGTATTCCTTCTTATCGGTAACTTGGCGGCGTAATATGCCACTGTTGCTTGGAAACACTGCGTCTGCTGGAGGTGGTCCTAGCGGAGCTATTTCATATAAAACTTCTGGTTCGTACACTTTTACAGTACCTGCAGGTGTTAACTTAATTTCTGCAATGGCAATTGGTTCTGGGGGTAAATCTGGACCCGGCGGTGGAGAATCTGGTGGAGGCGGTGGAGCTCTTGGTTGGGTTTCAGGAATATCTGTAACCCCAGGTCAAACTATAAGTGTTTACGTTCCACCTCGTCGTGATGGAGGAACTCCAGGGTCAAATGGTCAAGCAGGAACATTTGGTTCTTTTATTAGTGCAGGTGGCGGTGGAGAATCACAGCCTAATGGTGGCGCTGGAGGAAGCCCAGGAACATATTCGGTTTCTGGTGGAACTTCACGAGGTGGTGGAAATGGTGGAGCTGGCGGTTCAGGTTTCTCAGACGGAAGAGACGGTGGATGCGGCGGTACAGGTGGTTACTCTGGAAACGGTGGAAATGGTGGAGGAGACGACCGTTCTAGAACAGACGGCTCAGGTGGCGGAGGCGCTGGAGGTTCAGGAGAGCCAGGAATCCCAACTGCTGGTGGAACAGGAATTTATGGCGAAGGCGCAAGTGGCGTAGGTTCTGGTGCAGATGGTTCAAATGGTTTAAATACTGAAAAATTTGGTGTTGGAGGAACTTACTGGGAGTTTGCTGGTGGTGGAGCGGTCCGTGTAATTTGGGGAGACTATTCATATCCAAGTAACGCACCACTACTAGCTAATGAACAAATTATCTAAGGAGATAACATGCCAGGATATCTAAACAATCGACTTATCTCATTTTTTCCCGCATCACAGGATGACATGACAGTTGTTCAAGCAGATATTGTTGAAGTTAGAGCTGATATAGACGATTTACAGCTCAACCTAGGCGTATAATAAAAAACTAAGGAGACCCCACAAATGGCATTAACCACAGAAATTGGCTTAGTTAAGACGGAAATAGCCTCATCGCTAGCCGCGTCTTTATTTAACGCTAAAGACCTTGTCTATGTTTCAAAGGCTATTGAAGCCCTAGCAAACGCCGAATCTAGCGGTGGCACCTTCGTTGATGCCTCTCTTAGTGGAATCCTATACGTAGGTAGCGGAGCCGCTGGGTTTTCTTCAGCAGCAGCGCTTACTAATCCTGTAGCGGTCTTTAACGTTACCGCTAACGATTTTGCCCAAATTGCCTTTAAGAACTCTAGCTCACACGTTGATGCCTCTACAGATTTTATTGCTTATTCAAACAATGGCTCTGATACCGATGGTTACATTGATATGGGTATCACCTCCTCTAACTTTGCTGACGCTGGATTTACAATCACTGGCAAAGGCGACGGCTACATCTTTATGGTTGGCGCTGCTGGCGGAGCTGACCAAGGAAACTTAGTATTTGCTACAGGAGATACTGGCTCACAAAACAAGATTATTTTTGCCGCCGGAGGTTTATCTTCTGACAATAGTCAAATGACTATTACTCCAGATGAGAATATTCATATTGAAATTGCTACTCCGTCAACTAGCCCTACTACTGGAGCTTTAACTGTTGCTGGTGGCGTAGGCATTACAGGAGATGTAAACATCAACGGTTCAATTACCTTTGGTGGAGAAAGCTCTTCTCTTGAAACTACTACCTTAGCGGTATCAGACCCGTTAATATTTGTAGGTAACAACAACATTACAGACTCTGTAGACCTTGGTCTTATTGCTGAGTACGCAACCTCAATTTCACCTATTACAAAGGCCGTATCTAATAAGGCACTTACTTCTAACGTGGCTACTCTCACTACCTCTACAACTCACGGCTTTGCTGCTAACGATATTGTGGTTGTTAGTACTGTCGACGCCACCTTCAATGGTACATATGTTATAAAAGATGTTCCTACAACAACTACTTTTACTTATGACAAGGTTGCAGCTAACGTAACTTCTACAGCAATTGCTGGTGCTACTGGCTCAGCAGTTGTGTCTTTACAACGTAAATTTGCAGGAGCTATACGTGACGCATCTGACGGCGTGTTTAAAATCTTTAAAGATGCTACCACTAAGCCATCAACCACAGTTAACCTAGCAGAAGCGGGCGCTTCATTAGGAAGCCTTCTTGTAGGAGCTGCTGAAATTGGTTCAGTAAGCAACACCGAAATTCAGTACCTTGACGGCGTAACTAGCGCTATTCAAACTCAGATTAATACTAAAGCGCCATCTGCTTCACCTACATTTACGGGTAACGTTGTGCTTCCAAGCACTACTGTTATTGGTGATGTAGACGCTACAGAAATTGGTTATCTAAACGGCGTTTCTTCTAACATTCAAACACAGCTAGATGCTAAGGCAGCCGCTGCTTCATACGCAGCCCTGTCAGGTGCAGCATTTACAGGTAACGTACAACTACAAGAAGTGTCAGAAGTTGTTGCGGACATAACTCTGTCTTCAAACGTAGCAACTCTAGATTGGACAGCTGGAAACGTTTACTATATTGCGACAGCCCCATCTGCGGCTATGACTTTTAACGTAACCAACGTTCCAACAACAGTTTCACGAATGATGACCGTTAACGTATTTGTTACTCAAGGTTCAACAGGTTACTTGCCTTCAACTTTCCAAATTGGAGGGTCAGGGCAGACAATTAAATGGGCTGGTGGAACCGCTCCTACACCTACTTCAGGTGCTGGTAAAATTGACGTATTCTCGTTTACAATGCAACGTACATCAGGTGGAGCATGGCTTGTGTACGGAGCAGCATCACTAAACTTCTAAGGAGTACAAATGCCAATTAATGCTTCGGCACGCGGTTCTTTTGGAGCCCAAGGTAGATTTGGAACCTCAAAACTAGGTCCATACACTGCTGGCTATTTATCTACAACAACTTTTACTGTGCCAGCAACTGCATCTTACAAAGTGTATGTAGTGGGCGGCGGAGGAGCAGGTGGGTCTTCATACGGTGGTGGTGGTGGTTCTGGCTATTACAGCGTAGCAACTGCAACCCTTACTGCTGGTACAACTTACACAGCAACTATTGGTAACGGCGCTCCAACAACATCGACTGGTTCTGGCCAATCAGGACAATCTGGCGGAACAACTACAGTAACTACTGGTGGAACAACTATTGCATCTGCTGGCGGTGGGGGCGGAAGTTCTGACAACGGTCCGGGTGGAAATGGTGGCTCTGGCGGTGGAGGTGCAGGTAACGATGGTGCTGGCGGTATGGGCTCTGGAGGTTATTGGGGCTCAAACGGTACTGGCGTAAACGCGCCTGCTGGAGGCGGTCAACTAGGAGTTGGATACGGCTCTGGAACTAACTCGTTTATTCCGCCTGGAGGTCAAGGTACATTTGGTGAAGGCCCAGCAAACCACAGAAACTATGCTGGAATTTTAGGATACGGTGCAGGTTTAGGTGGAGGCGGGTTGAACGTAACTGACCATACAGCCAGAGGTTGTGGCGGCAATGGCGGAAGTTGGGTGCAGTCCGGGAAATATGGCGTTGGCGGCTTTGTAGTAATTGATAGAGTAGTCACATGATAGTTCTTGCTCTTGTAGATGCTACAAATACAGTTCTTAACGCAGTTGAATTTGATGGCGTACCTTCGTCTGAACTAGTTGACGCTGTTTTTGAAGCTCATCCTGGCGCGGTGTATGGTGTTCAAACACTTACAGATACAAAAGAGATTAATCACCCAAAGGTAACAAAAGCAACACCCCACGGTGTGTGTATTAACTGGACCGTAACAGAAACAGACTATATTCCGCCAAAGCCTCAAGAAGATGCATTTTGGGACGCTGGAGATAGAACTTGGATACTTCCAACTACTTAAATAGATAGGCACACAATTGGGTAAAAGCTATTTCTTACACTGTCCAAAAACTGGTGGAAGATACGTTACAGAAAACGTTGTAAATGTGTTTAGGACTGATTTGGCATCTAGAAACATAATGCCTTCTCAACATCTTGCTTTTGGGCACAACGCTTGGAAACCTGTTGTAGATAATCCAGATATGTTTATTTTTAGTCTATTTAGAGAACCTATAAAAAGAATAGTTAGTCACTATGTGTACTTCTACACTGACCACCGAGCAGAGCTATGCACTAAAGAAAAAATGTTTGCTGCTTTAGAAACAGACGTTTTAGACTCTAAACGTATTGTTAACTACCAAAGTCAATTTATTTTAGATGACTCGGGTGAGTTTTACGGGACACCCTCTACCCCTATTGCATTAGACAAAGACCTTTTGTTTCAAAGGTTGTCAAGAATTGATATGCCTATAAGAACAGAAAACTTGTCTAAAGAGGTATGCAATAACATACTCCTTAAAATTTACGACGTAGCTGGTGTTACCCCTGTTGACACGTCATTACTGCCACACATACAAAAACCAGAGTACACCTCTGAGCTGTCTAAAAACTTGTATGAGTCTTTGACAGCAAAAGAAAAAGAACGGCTTTTAGAGCTTAACTATATGGACGCTGAAGTCTATGAAAGTATTAAGTAGGGTTTCTACTAGCTTTCTTTATAAGGTCTAGGGTGAACGCCCTATGCTCTTCAAATCCTTTGTACAGCTCTACTAGTGGGGTTTTAGGCTTTTCTTGTTTATAGCCCACACAGTGAGCGCCAATGTCATAAATTTCTTTATTTAAATCAAATCTTATTAAGTTTACTTTTTCTTTTGTATGAAACTTTACGTAAAGCATAGGCTCTCCTTGAGCTGCTACGTAAGACTTAATCCCAGGCCACAGCTGAAATGAGAAATCAATTGGTCTAAGCCATGACCCAATGTCGTATGTCCCAGGGACGTAATGACCGTATAATGAGTTTTCTGGGGCGTGCATATACGGAGGAGTTGTTGTTGCTTCTAGTGACTCAGAAGAAAAAAATACTACAGACATAGCTATATCTATTGTTAACGCTCCAGTTAAAGCCGCTGTTCTTGTCTTAGCCCACCCCGTTGTGTCAGTCCCATTAGGGTAGTAGGAAGTACCGTCGTCATTAAAGTTAAAGTTTAAATGATGCGGGTTTCTAACAATAAAAGTGTTAGTTATAGAGGCTTTAGTTGCTGGACAAGCAAACCAAGAGTTTTTAGGGTCTGCATCTGGGTTTCTCATTGGAGTTAAGGAGTGCATTAAAGGCTCAGGCTCAAAGTAAGCCTTTTGGTGGTACTCGTATTCCTCAGGCAATACGTATGGGGACCAATAAACGTCCATTAGTTAAACTCTTTTCTATTCCAGTAGTTCTTTTTGTAACCGCCCAAAAACGTGTACCGAGTGTTGAACACCTGTTTATCTTGTTGTAGAACCTCATCGCCCGTTAGCGAAATTACCTCTGAGTTCCAGCTATCTCGTTTAAATGGAATAATTTGATACATGGGAGTTCCTGCGGGTATTACCCCTTGAAACCCCTCCTTAATAAAAAACCCAACTTTACCTGCCGCGTAATACCGGTCTGAATCTATGATTGCAGAAATGCTAGTAAACGGTAGGTCGTTCCTATAAGCAGGATGTTGAAAGATAGCGCTATACCCTTTTGGAAGCACAGGGTTCCATACACGAGCCCAGTTTAAAAAGAACATCTCATGCCCGTCCATCCGTGGCATTTTTCCTAACTGTTTTTGGTCTCTAATTGAAACCATTTGTACACGGCCATTTGGCGTGGCGTACCGAACCCAGTCTTTTCCATCGTGCTCAATAAACAGGTCTACCCACGTTTCTTGAACATACCCTGCACCCATTATGTCTAAAAACGGCATACAAGTCTTAAATGTTTTTGGCTCAGAAAAGTCCTCTGGAACTTCAATCTGGTTCCCTCCATAGTAAGAGGTTGTTTTCTTGTACCAGTCTGGTAGCGTTAATTTTGCTGGTCTAGGTGGAGCAACAAAGTTTTCAACATCTTTGCTGTCAGGAATAAACTTGATTGTTTTAGCAGTCAATTTATTAAACATACCCAGAGCCTAACATGGTAGGCTAAATATATGATAATCCAAATAATTGGCCTTCCAGGCGCTGGTAAAACCACACTAGCAAAGTCTTTACTGGAGCACACAGACGCTATTCATTTAAACGCTGATGAAGTACGGGCTGATTTAAACAAGGACCTTGGCTTTACCCCAGAAGACCGAATTGAGCAGGCACGCCGTATGGGGGCGCTGGCTCGCCTACTTCATTCCCAGGGACGTGTAGTTATTGTCGACTTTGTTTGCCCAACCTATGAAACTCGTAAGGCTTTTGGTAAACCCGATTATCTAGTCTGGGTAGACCGTATTGATGAAAGCCGCTTTACCGACACAAACAAAATGTGGGAAGACCCAACTGAATACACGCTACGCATAGGCAACGACTGCACCGTAGAAGAAGAAGTACAGATGGTGCTTGCTACCGCTGGGCTACACGATTGGAAGAAGCCAACGACTCTTATGCTTGGTAGATACCAGCCTTGGCATGAGGGGCATCACGCCCTATACAACGAGGCGGGAAAGCGCACCGACAATGTAGCTCTTGGGGTACGCAATACCCACGGAACCAGTGAGAAAGACCCACTCTCATTTGAGCAAGTTAAGTTCTACATTGATAAGGACCCAGCCATGAAAGATGCTATGGTTATTAGGTTCCCCAACATTACAAACATTGTCTACGGTAGAGACGTAGGGTACAAGATAGAACAAGTGGAGTTAGATGCTGCAACGCAAGCTATCAGCGCTACGCAAAAACGTAAAGAGATGGGTATATGAAGGTAAGTAAACGTCGGTCTTTAATTAAGGCTTTTACATGGCGTTTAGTGGGGACGGTAGACACATTTGTAATTTCTTTTATTGTTACTCGTAAACTGTCCTTTGCTTTGGCTATTTCTAGCGTTGAGGTAGTAACTAAAATACTTTTGTATTATTTCCACGAACGAGCTTGGAATAAGGTAAGATGGGGCAGAATCTAGTTAAGGAGAACCAAATGTCACATATTGACGCACTAGTAAATGACGAAAGCAAGCGCTCAATCATTGGAGCACGAGTAGCAAAACTAGCCCAAGAGGGCTATCAGATTGTTCTCAACCTTAAGTTTGCCGAACAACAGGGCAAGGAAGAAGACATCAAGAAATTTGAAGAAGCGGTCGCTGCGGTTGAGGCGTCTTTAGCCTTTCACATGGCTGAGCTTGCCCTTCTAAAAGAAGAAGCTCCCTCTACAATAGAGGAATGAGAGCGTATACCCCAGGCGGAAGATTCACCACAGACTTTGAGTTAAACGCAGTTGCCGATGGCATAACCGCTGACTTAACTAATCCTGCTGGTACTACCGCTGAATGGTGGGCGTATAACTCTGCGGCTTCTCTTAAAGACCCAGTTTATGATGTAGAGCCTGTTGGCACTGGTCGTGTTTGGACAGGGCCCGCAATCCTCAAAGTTGTTAAGGCGATTATTAACCAGGGAAGTTCTGCGGTTAATGAGCGCGGTTTCTATAACACCGACTCTTTGCGCCTAGTTCTTAACATAGATGACCTACGAGCAGCTAGCCCCTCCCTCTTCGATGACAGAGGAGTTGTTAAGTCCACGCTTGATTTGGCTAACAAGTACCGCGTTGTCTGGAAGAACCAGGTATATCGTCCTATTAAGACTCAGCAACAGGGACAGATAGCCGAACGCCATACTATTATTTCGGTAGACTTAATTCAATTGATGCCGGACGAGCTTGTCAATGATGCTCAGTTCTTGGCTTACGCACAGGCTTAGGAGAAATAATGGCTTCAGGCGCTAACCCTTGTTGGGATGGCTACGTTCAAGTAGGCATGAAGATGAAGAACGGCAAAAAGGTTCCGAACTGCGTACCTGCAGGTTCTGGGAAAAAGAAAGTTGCAAAACCTACTACAAAGAAGGCTGGTAAAAAATAATGTGCGCTACCTGTGGCTGTGGAGACCCAAAGAACAAGCATGGCATGAAGTCTGTAAAGGCTGCTAATAAGAAGTTTGATAAGAAAGACGCAAAAAGCAAATCTGCCCCTAAGAAGATGGGAAAGAAGAAGTAATGAAGTACACAGCAAAGTCCGATAAGAAGCAAGACGCCAAGACCACTAAGGGCCTGGATAAGGACCAAAAGAAGAAGTTTGAAGCGATGGACAAGAAGCATAAGAAGCCTAAGTCCCAAGAAGAAGACACTAAAATGGACAAGAAGATTGTAAAAAAGATTAAAAAGAAGTAGAGCTTAGGCCCCCGAAAGGGGGCCTTTTGCTTTATCATTGAAGAGATTCCATGCGGGAATCAAAGCTTTACCCCTGCTAGTAGTTCTGCGTTTACTCAAAGGAGATTTAGTATGTCTAATTTCCGACCTATTGACTCAAAAGTCGATAAGGCTCAGGCAAATCAGTTTTACACAGTTATTGTGCAAAACATTCCTGGGGCATCCAACAAAGTAGATAGCAATCTTAAGGGGTTCATAGACGCCGCCAATGCAATATTGGCTAGCCGTTTTATTCGAGGCCGCTAGTGGATACACAAAAAGCGCTTCGTAAAGCACTCGTAATCGCGGAGAAAGAAATCCGCCCAGAGTTTGAGAACATGCTTCGCCAATCAGGTTGGCCTCAAGCTGTTCGAGAAAAAATTACTTTAGTAGTTACAGAAGAGTCTATTGGCGTTTCTTGGCCACCAGAGCTCAATAAGCAAATTGACGACTTAGAGTATGGGACTATTGGTAAGACTCCAACCCACTTCTTACGTAAAGTCGATGAGTACATTGACTCTGTAGTTGCCCGAGAAGTATCGAAGGCAACCTCTGCACTCATGTTTAGTGGGTACATGCCGGTATGACATTTATCCTAGCCGAAGACGCTGCCCTAAAGACTTTACTTAGCGGCATTACAGTCGTAGATGAAAAAGCCGGTGGCACAGCAACACCTCGCCCAGTTCAAGTTTGGTATGGAACTCCAGACGTCGAGCTTCGTAATCAGACTTTTCCTTTTATTACTATTGACCTAATGGACGTACGTTTAGCGCCAGAGCGCCAAATGTCTGGTGTTATCTACGACAGGGATAAAGCAGGCACACGAGCTCCATCTTCTGGTGAGGTCTACCGCTACGAGTTCCCAATGACCTATGACCTTGTCTATCAGATTACAACTTATGCTCGTCATCCACGCCATGACAGAAGCATGATTCTTCAGCTAATGCAGCGAAAGATACCAAGCAAGTACGGACGAATTGGTGTCCGTAATGCGCTTGATACTGAGACCGCATATCGACATATGTTTCTTGACGAGTTTCTGAAAAGAGATTCTGTTGAGGAGGGAAGGCGCCTACTTCGTAACATCTTCATTGTACGAATCGTAAGTGAGCTAACTCATTCAGATGCTGAGCAAGCAATTCAGCTTGTCCAGAGCGTTGAAATAAACGAGACAACAAACGAAATCCCAACGGACTACACACCGCTATAACACACGGCTCACATTTAACTAACCTAAGGAGATATACAAATGGCAACTTACCAACGCCCGGGAGTGTACATTGAGGAAAGCCTCAACGCACTAGCCCCGTCAGTCGGTTCAACATCAAACAC